CGCGTCGGCAACGCCCAGTCGGAAGGCAACACCTCGATCGCCAGCTCGAGCACCAACCCGACGAAGCTGACGAACTACTGCCAGATCTTCAAGACCCCGTACCAGATCTCCAAGACGACCCTGGCGACGCGGTTCCGCACTGGCGATCCGAAGAAGAACGAGCAGAAGCGCAAGAGCTTCCAGCACGCGGAGAAGATCGAGCAGACGCTGTTCTGGGGTATCCCGTATGAAACCCTGGATGCCTCGAACGGCAACATGCCGCTGCGCTATACGGGCGGTCTGCGTCACTTCATCAGCACCAATCGGACGGTGTTCACTGCCAGCCCGACGATGGCGACCTTCCTGGCTGCCGTCAGCCCGGTGTTCGACTACGAAGCCGGCGGCGCGGGTAACGAGCGTATCGTGTTCTGCGGCAACGGTGCCCTGAACTACCTGAACACGATGGTCGCTAGCCACGCGAACACGATGATCACCTACGACGGCACGGTGAAGTTCTACGGCATGGAACTGAAGAAGTACATCATCCCGCAGGGGACGCTGTACATCAAGTCCCACCCGCTGCTGAACGTGCATCCGGTGTACAAGAACTCGATGTTCGTGGTCAACCCGGCAGGCGTGATCTATCGCCCGCTCAAGGGCCGTGACACGCACCTCGAGAAGGAAATCCAGCCGAACGATGCGGACTACATCAAGGACCAGTGGCTGACCGAAGCCGGGTTCGAGTTCCATCACGAGCGGACCTTCGCGTACCTCGGCCAGTTCCGGGCGTTCTCGTAAGTCCAGTGGCGGGAGGGTTGTGAGCCCTCCCGCCTTTTCTTGGAGCTGAAAATGGCACTCGATCCGCAATCCTGGGAAGCTGCTGATAGGGAATGGGGACAGGGTATTAATGTCCTGAGCGAGGACAAACCTGTATTCATTCTCGACGACACCTTTTACCAGGAGGGCGACGGGACGCTTTATGGTGATATCCCCATTCCCTGCCGCATCGTGCGCACGGGACTCGCAGTTACCGGCAAGGGTCGGAAGGGCGAGTGGACTGTGGATACCACGGTGGTTAAGCATGTGAATGGAATCTGGCCTGTAATTAAGGGCGTGCCGGGAACTGTGGTGAAAATCCGCATCGGCGCCTCGGAAAACCAGGACAGTGAAGTGCAGTGGGATGTGGAAAGGGACTTCCTCGTAGGTGTGGATAAGTACCTGGATTACGCGATCTCAGGTGTTTATCTCGCAGTGAGCTTCCGGTCCGATGGACAACCACCTTGGGAGCTTTTAAGTTATGAGCTCGACGTGGAACCTGTGGGGAAGCTATGAAAGTAGATGGAGCGGGGATTCGAATTCCACTGCTTATTGACTCGGGACTTCTCCTTGGCGGCCTGATTACCGCTGTATTCATGTACAAGGATATTCAGTCGTTGAAGGAGAGCAAGGTGACAGAGGCTACCGTCGCTCGAATTGAGGAGCGACAGGTCTCGCAAACTGCGATCCTTCAGCGGGTGGAGCGGCAGGTGCAACGGCTGGAAGAGCGGTTGGATAGGGAGGATCGGCGGTAATGCCTAAGTTTTCTCAAACCTCGCTCGAGCGCCTGGCGACCTGCGACTTGCGGCTGCAGGAGATCGCGCACCAAGTGATTACTGTGATCGATTTCACAGTGATCGAGGGGCATCGTGGCGAGGCTGCGCAGAATGAAGCCTTTCGGACGGGGAAGTCCAAACTCAGGTGGCCGCATGGCAAGCACAATGCCATGCCGTCGAAGGCCCTGGATATCGCGCCCGTGTACTACAATACTGGGAAGGCCCAAATCGACTGGAACGACCTGGTCGCGTTTGGGCGACTGATGGGCGCTTTCCAGATGGTGGCCGCGATCAAGGGCTATCGGCTGCGGTTTGGTTTGGACTGGGATGGCGATTTCAGGAGCGTCAATCGCGATCCGGGTGAGAGCTTCCTTGACGCGCCGCATGTCGAGATTGTTGACTAGGAGGTACTATGTTGCAAGCCTTGCTGAGCATCATCCCGCTGATCGTAGCGGCTGTCGCCACCCCGCTGTTCGCGGCCTTCCGAAGCCATGTCATGCCGCTCGTGCCGGACCGCTATGTGCCTATCTTCCTGCCCATCCTGGCAGCGGTGGTGGGCGCGGTGGCGAACTGGCTGGGCGTGGACGCCGCTATCCTGAACGAGGACCCGACGAACGTCAGTGCTTGGGAGACCGTCGGGACAGCGATTCTGACAGCGCTCGCGATGACTGGCATGCACCAGATCTCGAGGCAGCTGGGGAAGAAGGAATAAGGTATGTACAAGCTTGTCGTCGCGGGAGTGCTCACGCTGGCTGTGGCCGGCCTAGCCTATGTCACCGGCTGGAAGCACGCGCAGAACTCCCGCGACGCACAAGAACTTGCGGTGGCGAGGGGAATGGAGAAGGCCGCGCAGGCCGCCCTCGCCGTCGTTGAAGAACTGCCCAAGAAGTTCATTCCCATTAAGGGCGATTTGCAAAAGGAATTCCACTATGAAACGCGGTATGTTGCTGCTGACTGCGAGCACACTGCTGCTGTGTGGTTGCATCTGCAGAGGGCCTACGAAGCCGCAGGTGGAACCTGGCCTGGTGATCGCGTGCCAGTTGCCGACCCCGCCGCTGGACAAAACCCTGGCGGAAACAACCAGGGCACTGGTGGACGCGTGGGAAGCGCTGGCGAAGTGTCGCGCAGCGATGGGAATTAACGCGACCGTTAATTAAGAGTTAATGGTAACATAAATGGCAACAAACTCAGAGAACATCGACCTGATGATGCGCCGGTTAGGGAGCCGCTCCAGCCCGACGGTCAGGACACAGGTCGTGATTGAACTGAACAAAACCATCCGGGAACTCGAGCGAGGGCCGACCAAGCCCTGGTTCATGGAAACCCGGCTGGAGGGTGAGCTCACGGCCGAGCAAGACTATATCGCCCTTCCTGCTTCGTTTTTGCAGGAGGTAGAGGAAGGCGCCTTCCGTATCCTTATCCCAGATTACGGGAAGTGGCTCGCGCTGGAGAAAAAGGACTACGACCAGATTCGGTATCGCTCGGAGAACTGGGACCCGCAGTGCCCCACTGCCTATGCGCTGTATGGCAAGCGGATTTACTTCAGCCCGACGCCGGACCTGGCATATGCTTATCGCTGGGAGGTTCTTGCGCGTACGGAAGCTGTGGTGGACAACACAGCCGAAACGACAAACGACTGGTTGCTGGAGTTTTACGATCTGGTTTCCCTGATCACGATCGACAAGGTAGCAAGGTTCCACATTCGCGCGACTGACATTGCAAGGGACATTGCGCAGCCCCTCGACCAGGCGCGGGACCACTTCTGGCGGGAATGCGAAGCGCGACAGCAGATCAATCGGGATTACGAACAGGAGTAAGGACCTATGGGCCTGGAAGTTGCACAGTATATCACAGGGCTCAACACCAACTGGCCGACACCAGAGGACAAGGTCCGTGAAGGTGACGACCACCTGCGGTTGTTGAAGACTGTACTCACGAACAGTTTTCCAAACGTCGGCGGGGCAATGACGCTGTCGCACACGCAGCTGAACTTGATCCCTGCGATTGTGACGGAGCTGCGCCGGCATCTCGTGCCTGTGGGTGTGATCATGGCCTGGAGTGGAGCGGCCAACGCGATTCCTACGGGCTGGGTGCTGTGCAATGGCAGCAACGGCACGCCGGACCTGCGAAACAGGTTCATCGTTGGTGCAGAGGGAGCCTACGCTGTCGGGGCGACTGGTGGTGCAGCGAGCGGAAGCACTGACGGTGGGCAGGCAAATATCACTATTGACGGGACGGCACTGTCTGAATCCCAGATTCCTGGCCACGTTCACGCGGTCGCAGCGGATGTTACGTCCAACTCTACCCTCACTGCGTCCAACCAGATGGCACGGCGTAGTGACTCGCAGGGGGACAACGACTACACCGCTACGGGCACTGCTACTCCCGCGACTTTGGGTCGGTCAAGCTCTACTGGCGGCGGCCAGGCACACTCGCACGGTGTTACCCAGACAGCCCACACGCACCCGGTGGATAAGATGCCGCCGTATTATGCGCTGTGCTATATCATGAAAACCGCTGAGTGGGTGGAGCCCTCGTAATGCCCTCCCTGCCGATCTCAGGTTTTGGCACCCCTGGCCTGATCCAGGATATTGGCGCTTACGTCTCGGTGCCTGAAGCGTTCAATGAAGTGCAGAACTTCCGCTTCAACTCTCGAGGCGCCGTCAGCTTCGGCGGGTATATCCCGGCACTCAGTACCCCGCCGTTCTCGCCCCGCTGGCTGAAGATGTTTCCTCCCCTCGAAACGCCGTCGTGGGTGTATGCCTCGAATGCCGCAGTGGGGATGTACAACACTGCGCACCATGATATCACTCGCGAGAGTGGTGCCTATACGGGGATCAACAGCGAGCGTTGGATGGGGGAGGTATTCCAGGGAGTTGGCGTCTTCAACAACACCCAGGATGTGCCGCAGGCGTGGCTGCAGTTCAACGCGACGAAGCTGATCGACCTGCCAAACTGGCCTGCGACTGTCCGCTGCAAGTTCATCCGCCCGTTCAAGCAGTTTTTGATTGCCGGAAATCTTACGGACAACGGCGTCCGCCAGCCGTATCGTATCCGTTGGTCTCACCCAGCTGACCCCGGCACTGTGCCTTCGAGCTGGGTACTGAATGACCCTGCGATCGACGCTGGCGCCTTTGACATCGCGGAAACCTCGGACGAGCTGGTCGACGGCTTGACCCTGGGGGATATGTTCATCGTGTACAAGCAGCGCACGACGCACGCGATGCAGTATATTGGCGGAAATGATATCTTCGGCCGCCGGGAGCTGTTTTCCACGCGAGGACTGCTGTGGCGGGATTGCGTGCAGCCGATTCCCGGCGGGCACTTTGTCGTAGGCGTGGATGATATCTACCGGCACAGTGGGCAGCGCGGAAGCGATGAAAGCCTGGTTGATAACAAGATCAGGAAGTGGGTGTTCAACCAGCTGTCCGCTGACTCATTCTTCAACTGCTTTACAGTGAAGTGGGAGAAGGAGAACGAGATCTGGTTCTGCCTGCCGGAGTCTGGAGAGACCTACCCGACGCTCGCGCTGATTTACAATACGGTGACCCAGGGGATTGGGATTAAGGATATCCCAGGGATTCCGTTCATGTACCCAGGTCCAGTGTCCCGCGGCGCTGGCCAAGACCCTGCGTGGGGCGACTACCTGGGTGGCGATATCCTTCTGCTGGAGACGTTTGTCAGCGGAAATGAATTGGCCCATGCGATCCTGACGGAGGACGCAGAATTTATCCTACCGGAGTGAAGAATGAGCCAGAAGATTTCGGAAATGACGGATGCCAGTGCACTTACCGGAACGGAGCTGGTACCTGTAGTCCAGGGTGGTGCGAACCGCAAGACCACGGCTGCGGCGATCGCGGCGCTGGGTGGCGGTGGTGGAGGCGGGGACGGGTTTGCCAAAGCGTTCGGTTATGTTGACGCAACCAGCGGCCTTCGTACCGACCTGGCAAACAATGGTATTGCCATGGTAGAGTGGAACTGTGGCGAGCCTGGTGTGTATCGTATCGTGTTCGAAGAAGGGTTCTTCGAGGACATTCCAGTGGTCGTTGCGACCCTGGTCGAGCCAGATTTTATTGGTCACCTGAAGGTGATCCGCGAGGAGGATGCAACCGCGGTACAAGTAATCACTACACAGCTGATACTGCAGGATGATGGCGGCGGTGTATATTCGCTGGTTACCGGCGCACTAAATCAAAGCTTTTCTATCTTCGCTATCGGAGCGCCTGGTCCGGGGCCGGAGGAGGAGGAATAGTGATTACCGTTGTCACCTGGCTCTACTCCTGCCCGCGAGAACTCCTCACCCCGCAGGGGAACAAGGAGCGGCGGGTTTACACCCCTGCACACGTCAACAACGTGCTGAAGATGCTGGATCGCTGGATGGACTGGCAGTTCGAGATGGTGTGCGTGACGGATGATCCTGAGGGATTGGACCCCAGGATCAAGCCGTTCCCCATGCCTTCAGTGGACTTCAACAACAAGGACCTCGATCCGCGCTATCCTGCGTGCCATCGAATCCTGTGGATGTTCTCCAAGGAAGCAGCTGTTCTCGGAGACCGCTTGTTTAAAGTGGATCTCGACGACGTGATCACCGGCCCTCTTTCTCCCCTCGTCGGACGCCAGGAGCCGCTCGTCGTCGCGCGTAAGGGGAAGCAGATTCTCGGCTGCACGTACCTTATTACCCCTGGCGCCTACGCCCATGTCTGGGAGGAATTCGAGCAGCAGAAGGGGAAACTCCCGGCGTCGGACCAGGAGTGGATGAACCATATGCTCTCGCCGAATACGCCGAGCTTTGGGCCGGAGCATTACTTGGTTCCCATCCCGGGAACTCAGCAGCTTCCTTCCGGCACCTCGATTGCTGCCTTCGGGACGTACTACAAACCCTGGCACAAGGAAGCACAGGCCCGTAACCCCTGGATCAAGGATTTCTACCCGCTATGATCTATACGCCTGGGTTCATCGGCGATCCTTCGGTAATGGAGGAACTCCAGCGGATCGCGCTGGCGATTGAACAACTGAGGAATATGCCCTCGGCACCTCAGCGGGCGCGGCCGTACGATAAGCCCTTTGACGGGCAGATCGCGATTGCAGATGGGACGAACTGGGACCCTCTGGGAGACGGGGTTAAGAAGCCAGTTTGGTTCGATAAGAATTCTGCGACCTGGAACAACTTCGGCGAGGGAACGGGCGGCGCGCTTGTGCATTCAGTGCAGGGTACGCCGGACCAGATTCTGGTCAACAACGCGAACCCGCAGCAGCCTGTTCTCTCCCTCGCGGATGCAGTGCTGGATGCGCTTGCGCTGGCAGATACGGCGTTGCAGCCTGGGGAAGCTGCGGCGATTCAGTATGTACAACAGGAAGTTGCTGACAAGGCTTGGAGCAATGATGAGTTTGTGATCGGTCATACGATCCTGGGAGTGCGATACCCAGGTGCTATCGTCCGCTTGCCCACCAACCTGGCTGTACGGAAAATCGTGCAGGTAAAGGATGAGCTCGGCAGCGGATTTACTGTCGTTCCATATGTTCCCTAGGAGACTACAATGCCCCTGACGAATTATTCCCACCAGGCCCTGCTGAACAGCATGTTCGGCAAGACCAGCAACTTCGGCGCCCTCGCCTCTGCTCCGACCATCTATCTTGCCCTGTTCACCGCCGCCCCGAACATGGCTGGCGCGGGTGGTACGGAGGTAGCAGGCGCGTCCTATGCGCGCAAGGCAACAGCTGCATCCGACTGGGGTACCGCGACGAGTGCCGACCCCTCGGTGATCAGCAATGGCACCGCCCAGGCATTCCCACAGCTTGTGGGCAGTGGCGAAGACTGGGGTACGGTCACCCACTTCGGCCTCTATAGCGCCTTGACCAGTGGCACCCTGCTGGCGTATGGAGCCCTGGGGACCTCGAAGAACCCGACGGAAGGTGACACTCCGAGCTTCCCGATCGGCTCGCTGCAGGTTCGCATCGGCAGCCCGGCGTAAGGAGCTGAGAGATGGCCGCTGTAGTCAACGTCGGGACGGTTTACCAGCTCGCTGCTACTTCCAACGGTAGCTTGGCGGTTACTGTCCCTGCGGACGCTGACTGCATTTTGGTCTATGCGGTTAACTATGTTGGCGGGGGGAGGACGCAGGGTAACGCCAATCACCTTGCGTTCGCCCCCTCGGGCGGTACGCCAGTTCTTAGATTTACCCACGTCGGAGATGGCGATTACGCCGCTGACGAACCGGAAATGTCCTGCTACGGGATGGTGGCGGCCAGTCCTTATTGGCCTGGGGCGGGATCAAGGACGCTCTACTTTGAGTTCCCTGGATACGCCGAAGGGTTGCTCGGTACAGTTTCTTTCTGGAAGAACGTCGATCAGACAAATCCGCTGAGAAGCGTAGTAGAGTTTCCAGACGGGACGGATGCCGGCGGTGTCTTCGCTGGTTTGACTGGCATGACTGTCGACGACATGGCGGTCCTCGGTATCGACGCATGGGGTCAGCCGGTTGGAAATGGTAGTAGTTCTGATCAAACAGAGCTTTACAACTCCAACGGCGAAATCAACGGCGCCCAGCACATTCTTACGTCGAAGCTCGGCGCCTCCTCGCTCACGATTACTAACCCAAACGACGCCCTGCTCGCAGGCGTGCTCGTTGGCCTTCGTGGAGCGACTGGCGGTGGCGGAGAAGTCATCGACCTGGACGGTATTTCTACGTCCGCCTCCTCCGCCGACGCGGAACTGGGCTTAGGAATCCGACTTGCTGGGACAATTACCTCAGTTTCGACGGCGGACGCGGCGCTCGGCCTGAGTCTTCCCCTTGCAGGCACGAGCACAAGCGAAAGCTCCGCGTCCGCTGTCCTTGGATTAGCCATTCCGCTGGCTGGAACCAGCGAATCTGAGTCCTCGGCGGAAGGCGATCTGGCGTTTACTGTCACGCTGGCAGGCGTAATCGAGAGTGAATCTGCCGTAGAGGGCGAACTTTCGCTGGGAATCGGGCTTTCTGGCCAGATCGACAGTGAATCTGCGGCGGATGGGGAGCTGGTTCTCGGAATTTCCCTCGAAGGTACGACGGATTCTGAGTCCAGTCTCGCAGGAGAGCTCTCCGTCACCGAGGATATGACTCTCGAGGGCGTCAGCGAGTCGGCATCCAGCGCGGATGGTGAGCTTTCCCTCGCAATTCCTCTCGCAGGCGTGAGCGAAAGTGAGTCGAGCACGGAAGGATCGCTGGCGATTGAGGGGGTTGTCGAGTTTGACGGCGTAATTGAGAGTTCCTCGTTCGCCTTCGCCGAGCTTTCCCTGCAAATTCGGGTTTCGGGGGCAGTAGAAAGCGAATCTTCGACTCAAGGCACCCTCCGCTTCGCCATGGGGCTTCGAGGCGTGGCAGAATCCGAGTCGGATGTCGAAGGCGAGCTTTCTATCTCCTCCTCCCTGGAACTTGATGGGGCGATTTCGTCAGTTTCCTACGCCGAGGGCGAGCTTTCCCTCTCGATGGAACTGTCTGGCGAGAGTGATTCGGAATCCTCTCTAAATGCAGAGCTGGCGATTGGAGGAGAGCTGTTCCTCGACGGAACTATTTCCAGCGTTTCCAGCCTAGCCGGTGAACTCTCCCTTGATCCACTGATCGACGGGCAGTATTCCATTAATGTGCCGCCCTACGGTGCTGTGGCTTTCTATGGTAAGGGCAATCAGCTGTTTGGTCTATGAACATTTTGTTAGTTCCTAAGGATGAATTGGATACCGCCTGGCCTGTGGCCCTGCCGTTGCTCAAGCGGGCAAATGTGCTCGGGCACGAGATGGTGGAAGAGGATATCCTACGGGATTTGAAGGATAATCTCAGGCAACTCTGGCTGGGGGAGAATGGAACCTTTGCTTGCTTGACTGAACTTCACCAGACGATGCATCGGAAGTTCGTGCTGATCTATATGCTTGGTGGTACTCAGGTCCGCACATGGTACGTTGATCTTTTCCTTTTTCTCTACGCCTGGGCGAAGGCGCAGGGCGCCGGGTCACTGGAAATCCAATACCCGCGACGTGGCTGGAAGCGACTTCTCGCTCCGCTAGGTTTTATTGAATTCGATGATACGCTACTTAAGGAGATCAGCTGATGGGCTCTCAATCAAAGACCACCAGTGAAACCCGGCTCCCAGCAAATCAGCAGGCGAATGTCAATCTCCTGCAGAGTGGCCTTGGGAGCTGGTATCAGACTGGCGGACCGCAGTTTTATTCTGGTAACACAGTAGCAGGGCCGACGGCGAACACCCTTGCCGGGCGGGAGAGTGCGCTCGCTGCTGCCGGGAACCTCGGCGGACTGCTGGATACCGCGACGGCGGGAGAGCAGTTCTGGATGAACCCCGCCAACATCTTCAATCCGAGCAACATTCCTGGGTTCCAGGCGGCCCAGGACTCCGTGATCCAGAACACGACCAGGAACTTGACGGAGAACATCCTGCCGCAACTCCGCAGTGGGTCTGTCGCAAGCGGGACCTATGGCGGAACCAGACAGGGAATTGGCGAGGGGCTTGCCGTGGGCCGCACCTCCGACGCCCTGGCGGGCCAGCTCGGAAACCTGCAGATGCAAGCGTTCGATCGTGGGCTGAACATGTACAACGCTGCGCAGAACCGACTGCCGCAGACCATTGCCGCAGGGTTTGTCCCCTCGACCGTACAACAGCAGGTCGGTGCTGCGGAGCAGGCGGATGAGCAGGCGCGGATCAACGCGAATCGTGAGCGTTGGGAGTTCGAGCAGATGGCGCCACTATTCGCCCTGCAACAGCTTGCAGCCCTGACGGGTACGGCGGGGCAGTATGGTGGGACGGTAGTAAATAAGCAGAAAACGCCGTTCAACCCGATGCAGGCTGTGGGTGGCCTTGCCTCGCTGGCGGGCGCTGCAGGTAGTCTTGGCTGGTCGCCCTTCGGCGTGCCAGGAGGTGCATGATGAACGGTATGAATCCTATGATGCTTGTCAGTATGCTGAACGGATTGGGGATTCCCACTCCAGCACAGAGCATCGGTGCGGCGCTGGGTGGCGGGCCGCAAATGCCGCCTCCCCAAATGCTGCCTGTGACCAAGCCTGCCCCACAGTCACGGCAGACGGCGCAGCTGAACCCGTCCTTGGGGCAGGTGGTGAACAATTTCGGTACTGGCCCGGTGGGAGGATACTAACATGGCGACGATTGGTGAACTCCTGGCAGGATTCCCGTTGGCGATGCCGCCTGGGAAAGTGCCTGCGGCGGAGAATCCTGCAAATCCGCGACAGGTTGCCGCAGTCATGCTGCCGGCCTCCCAGCCTGGTGCGCCCACCCCACCCACTCCGCAGCCGTTCGATGCTGGTCAGGGCACGACGGGGTATATCCCCCCTGCCGCACACCCGACGCTGGGTGGGAAGATCGGAGCGCTGTTTGGGGACCCGGATTTCAACAGGTCCTTGATGGTGTTCGGTGCGAACCTGATGCGCACGCCGGAGGCGGGGCAGAACTACGGAGATACCTTCGCGAATGCACTGCTTTCCGGCATGAATACCTTCCAGGGATTCAAGCAGCAGAAGAAGCAGGAGCAGGAGAAGAAAGCTGGCCAGGCGGAAGCGGCTGTGCAGCGGGCGGATGATGCTGCCTTGCGCCGAGATCAACTGCAACTCGGTCGGGATGAACTCCAGCAGCGTCGCGATGATTCTGCCGTCCGCGCGGATGAAGCCAGGCTGGATCGCATCTCGCGAGAGAACATCGCGAAGATCCAGGCCCAGGCGCGCACGACGGGTGCTGGTGGGGGGACCGGAGGCGGGACCTCGGCGGTCGAGTTCGCCTTTGGTGAAGCGAAGAAGGCGTATCTCGCGATGGGGCTGTCGGACGACGAGGCGCAGGTCCGGGCTGTGAAGGATGTGATTGTGTCGCAGAAGGCTCCGTCGGAAACGGCGCAGGGGCTGTCGCGGTACAACCAGGCAGTGGATATTGCCCTGCAGTCTTGGATGCGGAACCCGGAGACCTTGATGCAAGACCCGCAGGGAGCGGCTGCCGCCATCCACAACCTGGCGTTGGGCATTGCGCGGCAGTCGGCTACGGCAGGTCAGGAATTTGCTGTCGCGCCCGCAGGCGTACCTGCACTCACGCCGCCAGCCCCTGCAACACCGACGCCTTCGACCGAGCCTGCGCCAATTCCTCCCCCGGCCAGGAGTGGCGGGCGTGGTGGTCCTGGTCAGGGTACTCGCGCAGCGCCGTTCAATGAGCAGGAGGCGCAGGCCGCTGCCGATGCCCTGCGTCGCCCGATCAAGGTCTGGGTCATCAACCCGGCGACCGGAGTGGGCGAAGAAGTTACCGTTACCCCAGGTGCCCGGTAATTAACGTTACCGTTAACTTTCAATTAATGGGAGCATAAATGCCAATCCAGTGGAACGAGCCTAAGCCCTCTAACGGCGTACCGGCAGTTCAAAGTCCTGCGAACATCAACACAATGCTTGCGGACGAGCCGAACAATCCGGCTGCAATGGGGATGCCCTACATGGGAGGGTTTGACGACAAGGTGACTGAGGAGCAGGAGCCTCATTTCTCTATCGTCGATACCTTGGTCGGCAAGCGGAGAAAGGAGTTCATGGCGGACGCTGTGGAGGGCATTTCTCAGCGCTTTGACCCAGTCACCAACCTGCCCTACGATCCGACCGTAGGCATGCTTCCAGACCCACTGGGATTCAGCATTTTTGCAGACCTGGCAAAGGGAGCAGGGAATATGCTGGGGGCGGCCGCGGCGGCGCCGGGCAACTGGCTCGAAGCAGCGCGGCGGAAAGTCCCCACGTTCCTCGATCCTTCAGGGATGACAGGTATCCTTACTGGCGCAAAGGAGGTGGCGGATGTAGCTCGTGCCGGGCTTAATGCCATCCCCTCTATGGAGTCCCCACTTGTCCAAGGAGCAGGCCAGCTCTGGGCGCTCGCTGCAACAGGCGGTGTCGCGGCCGCAGGCGGGGTGGGCGCCGCTGCAGGTGGCACGTTCCAGTACGAAGATGCCCTGCAAAACGACGCGAATGCGAACCAGGGGGTACTTGCCCTCCTGGGTGGTACAGCGATCGGCTCGACGGACATGATTCCCTTGGCTCTTGCGTGGAAGCGGATCGACAAAGCCCTGGGCGGAAAGCTGCAGGACTTTGTCACGGGGAATAACTATTTTGCCGATATGCCTGATTGGGTGAAGCGCGAGGCGATTCTGGGCTTTGCCGTCGAGGGCGGCCAGGAACTCGGGCAGACCGCGGGGGAGAACTGGGTTGCGAAGGAGCTCGCGGGGTATGACCCGACTCGCTCGCTGAATGAAAACGTCGCGGAAGCGGTACTGACTGGCGGGCTTATCGGCGGGACGACTGGGTACTTGATTGGCAAGGCCCGGGCGCAGGAAAAGCAAGCGCTGATGGATGCGTATGTTGCACGAGTGAAAGAGCTTGTCAATACTAACCCCATCAACGCGCTGGAAGCTGGCGCGCAGTTCACACCCCTGCAGGACTATGTTTTCCTGAACAAAGAGAGGCTTGAGATTCAAGAGGCGCTGTCGCAGAAGGGGCAGGAGCTGAGGGAAAGGTACAACACGGAAATACTGGGTAGAGATGTAGATCCTGGCTTTTCGGTAGTCTCAAAAGCGGCAGCCGTGGGCGCCCACCCCATCAGCCTTACCACCCCGACAGGTGCGCAGAACCTCATCGCGCCTGCGAAGCAGGTTCCTCGTCTGGATTCTCTGGACTACAACGCCGAGCCAAAGTTTCAGGATTTCCTGAACAATACACCGACAGAGCCTAGGGTCCATCCGAAGAACGTCGCTAAGGGGGGCGAGGATGCGGGGAATAGCTATTCCATTCTCGAGGCGCTGAAGACGGAAGACGTAGTTGTTTCCTATGTCAACCCGTACGCGGAGCAGTATAAAACCGTGGAGCGTGGTCGGCAGGCGGCGGAACAGCTACTGCAGGAGGCCCTCACGACGCCAGGCGTTTCTCCCTCCACCATCAAGATGGCAAAGATGCGACTGAGCCAGGCGAAGAAATGGAAGATCGACCTGGATAAAAAGACTCGCATTGCCGAGCGGGTTATGAAGGATGTGCGAGAGTACACTAAGGCCTTCCGTCAGGTGTTTGGCCCGGAGTACAAGTTTGTAATCACGGATGGTACCTATGTTGACGAGGCGGGACTGTTCCCGGACCGAAAGACTCAGAGTGGTGCTATCTACATCCCATTGCATAACATCCCCCTGGATGAAAATACCACGACGTCAGCTGTGGTGATGTACCTGGATCTGGATGATATCGTAACCAAGGTTTTCACGGATGAGACCTTGCGGAGGGATATGATCCAGGAGGCGAAGCGACAGGGGACGCCGAAGGAAGCGCTGAAGGCCATGCGCCGGACAGCCAGGAAAGCGTCGTGGTATAATAACCAGGCCGGACGGAATCTCTTCACCACGCTGAACCACGAGATCGGGCATCGCCTGCTTACCGGGCATCTCAACCAGCTGATTGCAAAGGCAAAGGCTGGAGATGTGGATGCAGCAAATACCTTCTTCACTCTGTTCGGGGAGTATGAGCAGTGGATTAAAACCGCTGCGAAATCCCCGATCAAGTTCTTCCTGGAGACCGTCGCATCGGCGCATCATCTGAACAAGACCTCCTCCATTGTCCAGGCGGTTGGGCGCGGTCAGGAAGGACTTGCGGGTTCTGCTGGATATGCGGACCCTGCACAAGCGGCGCAGTACCTGCGGTACCTCTACTCCTTCGATGAGTTCGCGGCAGAAAGAACTGCGAAGATCGTGACGAGCTTGGATGGTGGGCTGCAAGAGCTCCTGCCGGAAACCAAGTTTCATAAGGAGGTGGCGGAGAGCTTTAAGAAGTTCTTCGACCAGCTGCCTGATCAGTACAAAAAGGTGTATGACTCTGACTGGAAGAACTTCCTCCGTGCGCAAGGAATTTCTGCGAGGCTAGAAGAACTGCAGGGAGAGGCGCCTGTTACCCTATTGGACCTGCTGAAGGGCAACAAATCCGCCCTGGGCTTCAGCCCTGATCAGTGGGCGGGATTCCAGGCTGCGCTGGATAAGTGGAGCTGGATTCAGGACCTTGGACAAACCCTGCTGCAAAACGCCAAGGACAATCCGCATGTCGCGCCGCTTCAGGCATATGTCGCTGCAACAACGCAGTGGGCTGCCTTTACGCGGAACATGACTGCGGAAACGAACAAGATCATCGAGCGGTTGAACAGCATTGGCAAGGGGTCGGCCTCGAAGATTTCTGAAGTCCTGTTCGAGGAAGCGCGGAACAAAGCGCGCTATACAACGGAGGAACTCTCGAAGCGCCTGGATGAAACGGAAGCGGGTGTATATCTTGCGATTCGCGGGGAGCTGGATAAAGTTCTCCAGATGATGAAGACCATCGTCATCAAGGATGCGCAACAGACGCTCGCCGAAAATCCTGAAGCCTTGGCAGCGAGGCTGGAAGAGATCAATGCTGAATTCAACAAGATGCAGCAGTCGGCGTACTTCCCCTTCATGCGCTTTGGTAGATATTCTATCTTTGCCAAGGCGAAGGAGGATATGGAGTTCGAGGGGGAGAGGGTTAAGAAGGGCCAAACCCTGACATTCCAGACCTTCGAAAGCGAGAAGGAACGGGACCTCGCTTTGACTCAGCTGCAAAAGGATTTGGGGGATCGAGCCGCACTGTCGAAAGGCGTGCTGTCGGATACGGAGTTTGCCATCCAAGGCATGCCCCGCTCCATGCTGCTTTCGCTGAAAAACTCTATGAAGGGGGAGGACGCGACGCCGGAGCAGATTGCTCTGATCGACCGCATGCTCGAGGCGACGACGCCGTTTCAGAGCTTCCGCAAGCAGTGGATTAAGAAGAAGGGAATCCATGGCTACAGCGAGGACATGATCCGCTCCTTCGCCTCGTACATGCGTATGGCTGCTGGGCATATGGCCAGGGTACAGTACTCCCCGCAACTGTTCGGGCAGATTCAGCAGATGGATGCTGAGATGCAGGTGATGCGGCAGACGGGAGAGCCCACCCAGCGCCGGCAAATGATGCGGGACTGGATGGCGCGCCACTTCTCCTACATCATGAACCCGACGAACGAGTGGACCGCGCTACGCGGAGCGATCTCGGTTGCGTACCTGGGCCTGAACGTGAAGTCCGCCGCGCTGCAGATTGTGCAGATTCCCCAGGTAGTCTACCCGTACCTGGCGGTGAGGTATGGGGATGCGGAGAGCGTTGCGGCACTGACGAAGGCTCCGTGGGTGATGAGGGATTACGTGATGAATCCCCTTGAGTTTACCCCGAAGCCTATCGAGGACCCTGAATTTGCCAAGCTTTTCAAAGGCTCCAAGGTAACAGACTCGCGTGGGAAACCACTACAACTTTACCACGGTACGACTGCTGATTTCGAGAACTTCTCTGAAAGTCGAATTCGAGCGACCAACTGGTATGGTAAAGGATTTTACTTTACCGACGACCCAGAGCTCGCGTCAGCCGTAGGTGTAGGAAACGATGACCCAATTAGCTACCGGACTGGAGCAAATGTCAGGCCGGTTTATCTAAATCTGAAAAATCCTGCGACGGATAAAACCCTGCTTCTGCCAGAGGTTGCAGAAGCTCTCGAGATGGCAGAGATCGTGCCAGAGGGCCTGCAGCAGGTTCTGCAGAAACTTGGGCATGATGGACTGATTGTCACGAACAAATTTGGTAGGAAGGAATACATCGCCTTCAAGCCTGAGCAAATTATTAGCTCTCTGCAGTTTCCGCAGAAAGTGGCACCAACCCTGAACCAGCTCCCGGAAAAAGAACGCCTGGGTATGATGATCACCCAGGGGATGAATGACCAATGGCTGGACCAATCCTTCGCCACGGAGCTGGCACTTGCCGCATCGGAAAATACCTTGGATCGTGGGCTGGCCGTAGGCTCGTATTTGCAATCCAAGGCAAAGCGGATGTGGCATAAGAGCACTAAATTCATGATGCTCCCCTTCCACATTACGGAGAAAGCAAACCGCTTTACCACCGCCATCGCGGCCTACCGCCTGGAGTTCGAACGGAGCGGGGACCATGTCCGAGCTGTGTACGCGGCGCGCGAGGCAAACTGGAGTGCGAACTTCGAGTATGCCCGCTGGAACCGGCCGGAGTTCTCACGAGGGAAGAAGTCTGTTGCCCTGATGTTCTCCTCGTTCTGGCAGAACTCCTTGTACTTCGCGACGAAGGACCCAGGCGCTACGAGGTATTGGCTGATGATGCTGATGCTCGCGGGGCTGATGGGCCTACCGTTTGCTGAGGATATCGAGGACCTGCTGTCAGGGGTGCTTACCTGGGGCAAGGAGAAACTGGGATACAAGGACCCGTATACGGACCTGCAGATGGATGCCAGAGAGTTCCTGAAGGAAATGGGCTCCCCGAGCTTTGTCGCGGATTACATCCTGCACGGCATCTCCCAGGACAGCTTCGGTGCCGGTCTGATGGAGGAACTCCTGGGCCTGCCAATTCCTCGAATCGACACCTCGGCTTCAGTTGGTATGGGGAACGTGATTCCAGGAACGGAATTGCTGCAGCAGCAGCTGGCCGCGAGGGGCCGCCCCCAGGCTGGCGCGTCGTTGGTCGCTGGTGCTGTCGAGGCAGCGGGCGGTGCAGCCGCGTCGATGGGCCTGGATCTCGTAAACGCCGCTGTCTCTGGCAACGTAGCGAGCATGAAGGACGCGGAAAAGCTGATCCCCTTCATGTTTGCTAGGAACGCCTCCAAAGCCTACCGTATGATGACGGAGGGTCAGGAGGCTTCGCGGGCCGGCGAGCCGATTGCTCAATTCGATCCGGACGAGCCCAGGGATATTGCCGAGATCGTGTTGCAGGGCCTTGGCTTCACCCCTCGCAAGGTCTCGCAGGGATGGCAGGAGTATATGGCGTCGAAGACTCTGATTGCGTATTACGAGTCTCGCCGCCGAATTCTTCAGGCGCAGCTGAATAAATCCTTCCTGCAGGACGATCGAGAATCCAGGGCGGATGCGTTGAAGGCGATTGCGGACTTTAACAAAAATGTGCCCTACCCAGAGTTTGCCATTACGGACCCTGGGCAGGGCGTGGAACAATTCCTGCAACGTCAGGCCGAGGCAGGAATCCTCGGCATCAACGACAAGCGGTACGCTAGGATTCGCCGCCAGGTGGGTGAAGTGTTCGGTAGCGGGCGAGCTTCCGCGAGCACTCCTGGCACGGCGGGAACCGACCCGCCTTAAACTTCTGACGATACTTCGTTACTGTGCTCTGGTCTACTCCTAAGGATTTGGCGAGTAGACCAGAGCGAATTTTTTTCGTCGTCAGAATCATGCGGTACGGGCAGCAGTATCCCATCCCGATTGCCAGCAATTCAATCAACGGCTGCCTTTTAGTTCCCGACATACGTCACCACCACCCCTGACGGACCCTGGCCAATTTGTAAGTATCTGCTGTTGACGTTCGCCACCAGGGCTTTCTGGAACTCATCCCAGGACATGGTGTTGAAACAAAGCTTAAACAGCTCATTTTGGGAGAGCTGCTTGTACGACCGCATGAAGGAAAGAACTGTGGTCGAGTGCTTGGCCTGCCCTTGCACGCCGATAAGCTCAAATACCTGAGGCATGTCGGCTTCGAGAGCAGTGACGAGCTCCGCCGCCATTTTCAGGTCGGTTTCCAGAATGACCAGCTCGTCTTTGTATGCGGCTGAAAGTACCATCGCGAGCTTGTGTATGTGTGTCTGCTTACGCGCGAGATACCCCGAGAACTTCTCGTTGTTGAGATGCTGAGGCTTGTTCTTATAATGCTCCTCATACCAGGCGGTACCCCAGGCAACAGCATTAGGAGCAAGTTCAAACGAACCTCGGAGGAGCGATATCGCTTCCAGATCATGAATAAGTTTCTTCCGCATCTCCTGAAACTCAGGAGGAAGTTCCAGCGAAGGATAAGCGACGAGCCGTCGTTTATGCTGGCCGTAGACAAAGATACACCTGGAGGTAAACCCTCCGCCAATAAGGTATTCTGGAAAATTCCCTGCAATCCAGCCAGGTGTGGTACAAGCTGCAATGTTAATCCAGGGATTTTCAATTCGATCTGAACCCTGAGTCTTAGTGGCTTTTTCCCAGACTCCGAGCTGTCCGTCCCAGAGAGAAACGAGAACATCGACAAACTCCTTATCATTCGGGTTGAGGAAGTTGCCGAACTCTGAGCTGGCGATTGTGATGCAGGACATAGGGAAGTAATCCCCGTTCGGCATCAGGACCAACTCATTCGCTGCGGCAAGGGACTGGACAAGCGCTTGCCAGGTGACAACGTCGGGACCGAACTTAATCCCCTCCAATTCCTTCAGCATGTTCATGCCGATAGAAAGGGTAGTGGATTTGGAGACGATCCCAGGAGGTGCAACGAGGATGATGTAAAAGTTAGGCACCCACTGGAAGTGGCCCATATCAATCCACACCCGCCTCCGAAGCGCCCCGGCGATAGTGCTTACCGCCGTCCAAAAATGGAACTTATCGGGCGCTTCAGAGGACGATGTGAACTTGATATACTCCTTGATCCAGTGGTCGAGGACTCGACTGGTCATGAAAGATGTTACCGTTAATTATCAGTTAATGGTAGCGTTTATTACGCCGCCTTGTCGAGCCATTCCAGCTTCCCGCAATCCCCCCAGGATTTGTCCGATCCTTTGACACCTGGGGTCATGACCAGCGGGTCTGGATATGGCGCGGTGATAGTCATATCCTGTAACATCCTCGGGACCAGCGTGCGAGCCTTGTACGCCGGGACCTGGAAAAGAGAGGAATCGTGTACCTGGAGAAGGAATTGAACTCCCTCATCCAGCCACGCCTGGTTCTCGACGATCTTCAGGATCGCGAGGTTGGTCATCACGGCAACTGACGATTGCGGGATCCAGGCCAGGGCTTCCTTGAGGAGGCCGTCGATCCTGTCAAAATAGAATCGTCTGTAGCCGAAGATGTTCTCCACCCAGCGCCGGGAGGAGATTTCCATAAGGACTCTCCGGTGCCACTGTGCGATCTTGGGATGGGCGCCGAACCAGCGCTTCTGGAAGTTTTCTGCTTCATTTACAGTGATGCCAAGGGTCATTGCAAGAACCCTGGGAGTTCCTCCATAGTTGGTAAGGTGCACGCCGGCCTTCGCCTGCTGACGAATTGGATCGTCCTTGCCCTTAGGCTTCCGGCCGAAGATGATCTCAGCATTTTCCATATGCATATCCCGCGAGGAATCTGCAAAGATCGCCTTGAGTTCATCATCGTCCGCTTCCCAGGCGACGAAGCGCGCATCCGCCTGCGGCAGGTCGAAGTCCAGCATCATCATCCCAGGATCGGGCAGGAACAACTTTCTCAGATTAGGCAGGAGGAGCTGAGAAGTATCCTTCTCGTTCCCAGACGTGATGTTTTGTGCGTTAGTTCCATATCCAAGCGGATCTGCTGAGGAGGCAAACCGGAAAGTTTCCGTCCCAGGAATTGTGAGCTGGCTTCGAAAGCGTCCATCAACGTCCAGAGGCTGCAGACAAAATGTCCGGAGATTGGCAAGTGATCTCGCCGCGGAGATAGCGTCACATAGAGGTTGAAGGATTGGCTCCCTGCGACCAATGACGACAAGCGCATCCGCATCAAGAGTCGGGCGGTGCGTCTTCCGATCCAGTATTTTGGGCTGCTTAAAATCCTCATAGAACAGCTTATGCATCTGCTGCGGTGAGCGTGGATTAAGCGGGTGGCCCAATATCTCTTCAATGTATCTTTCTTGCTCAGCCTGCCTTTCAAATAGCTCAAAAGCCAGGCGGTCTCGCAGTTTGTGGTCCATGCGAATTCCGCGAAGGCTCGCACGCGCAACTGGTGTTGAAAGTCTTTGCTGGATTTCGTTAGGACTACCATATTGGGTCACCTTCAGCGGACGAGCTTTGCGGTTTGCGATAAGGACTTCAGCAATTTCGTAGGTACGCACACAGTCTCGGCAGTTATACTCCCACCATTGACTGTCACTACCTTGACCCTGTTCTTTTCCGTCGTCTTTCCAGTAGATGTGGTCCGGACAGTAAAGGGACGATTGAAAATCAAGACCCTTAGGTAGCCCTGGAAACTGAACATGGTGCTCAGACATAATGTCGAGCCAAAGATTAACCTCGAAGAACCAATGACGACCGATGTACTGATAATCGTACTGCCAGTTTTGTCCAATGCAGCGAGCGTTGCGATGAGCCGTGACCGCTTTGATGAGCTGGACAATCCGGTACTCTTCTTCGAGACTGAAATATCCGCAGGGGTTTTCGGCAGTGATGAAAGGTATTGAAATCGCGTCCTGCTTTGACCAGGCAATCCCAAAGCAGGCAATCGCCCGCCATTTAGTTTCAATATCGAGCGCGAGCCACATCTCGCCTTGGTCGAGTCTGGCGAGTAGCCACTCCAGTCTTTCAACTGCCTGTTCGTACGTAGGACGGATTGTAAAATTCTCGATTCGAGGGGCGTAGTCGCGACTGCGCGATTCCCTTGCAACTTTACGGAAGTCGTGAACTGCAAGGAACCGCCAGCTCCATGTACGAAGAATAGCAGCAGGGTGGATGGTCGGGATGACTTTCCTTCCATCTCGTGACAGACTACTGCCACGCCACTTGGTGATACCAGTGTTTCGAGTACATGCCCAGAGGGCGAGATTTCCAAGTGGCACGATGACGTTGGGATCGGTTGCCTCGATCTCGGCATCCAGCTCTTCAAGACCCGCGACCACCCTTTTGTCGAATTGCTGACCTTCGTGCCAGACGAGGCCAGGGACAGCTTTTTTCTTGGTGCTCCACCAGAGGTCGAGCTTGTTTTGAGGTGGTCGGTATTTGCAGACGTTGGTGACTCGGATATCATGACGGAGGAGTCCTGCCTCGTTGAGCATGCGAGTGAGTTCGGAGCCTGAGTCTCCGCAGAAGGGTCGAACGTGCTCCTCTTCGGTTTTGCCAGGAGCTTCCCCGATGATGAGGATTCGAGCCGGCTGCGGGCCTTCTGCCGGGACCTTGATCTGGCCGGAGAGCTTAGGAGTGAGGGCCATGCTTAACCCTCCTCGTCATCTTCGTCCAGAAGGTCCGTTGGTGGCGGGGCGACTCTAAGTCCATTGACCACCTGCTGACAGATGTGGAAATACTTTTCATCCCGCTCGAAGCCGTCAGCGCGGAGGCCGGCTTGCGCCGCGGCTTTGAAGATCGTGCCGGAGCCGCAGGTGAAGTCCACCACCCGCTCGCCGGGGAAGAAGGAGAGCCGCATGAGGTGGGTGTACAGGTCCGTCGGCTTCTGCGCTGCGTGGATCTTGTCCCGAACGCCAGGGACTTTGATCACATCTGGCACAGTTCTGGTGAGCTTCCGGGTCATCCCCTTGGCGCAGAAAAGGATGCATTCGTAGGTGCGAGAGAAGTAGCCGACCTGAGGTGCGTGCCCGGTGGACTTGTCCCAGATCAAAGGGGTAGGCCAGGCGTACCAGCCTGCCTCCACGGCCATCGCTTTCAGCTTAGGCCAATGACGAATGTCGCAAAACAGATAACAATGGCCACCATCCCGGACAGCGCCGAAAGATCTTGTAAGAACCTGGCGTGCTGTGTCCAGCGCGGTTGCTTCATCATCCTTGTACTGGTGTCCAGTAGCGTAAGACTGATCGCCAAAAGAATCAGCACCGACACCATAAGGGGGATCACAGATGATGCCGGCATACGCTTCTTCCTCCAAAGGAAAGTCCTTGAAATCCCCTCGGAAAACGCGGTAGGTGTCATCCACCTCCTCGTCCTCCATCTCCTCCGACACCGCCGCGCCCAGCATCTGGCTGAACTGCTCCTCCATCTTCTTCTTCGCGATCTTTACTGCCGCGGCCTTCGTCGGCGCACTCGCTACGTCCGGGTCATCCTTGAACGAGTCGATGATCAGGGCCTCCGCCACTTCCCCTGCCACATCGTTCTGCCTGGTAGGTGCGGGGACGCCGCCCTCGAGCTTCACCACTTCCGCCGCAGTTTGCTGGCGGCTCCACACCTCGCCCTTCTCCTTCGCCGTCGCCTCGAGGTTTCGGTGCAGGTGGGCCAGCGCGGCCGCCCGCTCGACTGGCGTCAATCCGAGCCGCTTTTCGTTTTCCGAGAACTCGAGCTTAAAAAGATCGAGAGCCGTGCGAGCTTGGTCAAGCCTAACAACAGGCACATGGCCGCGCGGTACCACAGTATCCCCAAAGCGGAAGTCACCTGTAAGGCTGCGTACAGCAGTAAGGCGGCAAAAGCCAGCAACAAGGACGTTATCGTAAGTAACGGTGAGAGGATGAAGGAGACCGTTCTCCAAAATATCTGCGGCCAGAGTCTTGATGTGTAGTTCATTGACTTCCTTCCTCTGGCGTGTGTCAAGGATTTGAATAGCGTCGGTGCGGAGGAAATTGATATCCACTATGTAAACTCCCACACTTGATAGTGATGTGATGATCAGTTCGGGATTTTGGGGTGTTCCAGCAGTTCCCGGAGGGTATCCTGAAGCACTGGTTGCAGAAATGCCAGACGATCTTCGGGCAGGGCAATGTTGCTGAAAGCGCCCGTGGCCTTCGTCTCCCTCCACGCCAACAGGAAGGGACGGTTCGGGAACATCTTGCTGAAGAACTCCAGGAGCTGTTGTTGTTCCTCCTGCGTTATAGGACTCAGCTCTGCGTCTTCCATTAAATAAGTTCTTCCATTCATACGGCCACCACCACTGATTCTTCCGCACGCGTGATCGCAGTGTAAATCCACTTCTTCGCGTGTTCCTTGAACATCCAGCCCTCGTCCTGGACAAAGACCTTTTCCCACTGCGAGCCCTGGGCCTTGTGACAGGTGATGGCGTAGCCGAAGTCGAACTCCTGCGCCAGCTTCCTCTCCCACCAGGGCATGTTCTTCAAATCCCTGTCGAACGGGTGGGCGGAGCAAAGCAGGGGCTTTCCGCCTTCCTTCTCCCTGTCCTCCCAGGGGACAATCCCCAGGTCCAAGCCCAGGCCATTGTCGACAGAGGAGAGCACGGCCCACTGCGTGCCGTTCAGCAACCCTACCTCCTTGTCGTTCTTCAGGCAGATGATTTTCTCCCCTGGGTCCGGGCAGGAGACGGAGTGGTGACGGAGCTGATCACGGACGAGCGCGTTGAATTTCTTGCGCGTTGAGTTTGCTCCAACGATAATCTGATCCGCCGAGACAAGATGCTCAGCAGTCGTTCCACTTCTTCTCTGGACGCGCGAATTTCCATAGGCCCCAGGACGCAGAGAGTGTCCTTGTCGCACGAGAGTGGCAAGGGTAATGATAGGGTTACCAGCGGCCTGACGGTGGATCTCCGTAAGGAGATGGTCACAGGGAAATTTCGTCTGGAAGAATCCTTCTCCAGAGACTGGAGGAAGCTGTCCAGGATCTCCAAGTACAAGGATTTTGAGATCATCGAATCTAAGGAGATCATTGCCCAGGTCCTCCCCGACCATTGAGACTTCATCCACTATCAAGAGGTCGGTGTCCTTGAGAGGGGAGTCGTGGTTGAACTCGAACTTCAGCGTATTGAGCTCAACGAGCTCTTGCCGGAGGGCCGCGGCGATTGCTTCATCCTTCGTGTTGGCAAGTTCCTTCTGCTTCCGCTCGATGACCTCGCGACTCCCGATGACGGGGGTGTAGAGGAGGGAATGAAGGGTTGTGGCCGGGCAGCCGCGACGGGTGAGGACGCTTGCCGCCTTGCCAGTAAAGGCGCCGAAAAGGACCTCGCCGTCGTGTTGGGAGGCCAGCTTTTTTGCAATCGTGGTTTTACCAGTTCCCGCGAAGCCATCAAGGCGAAAGACTCGGGAGGTTGGATCGCGGAGCCAGCGCCCGACTTTGTCGTAGGCTTCTGTCTGTTGTGTGGAGAGTTCCATGGAGACCTCAGAACGTGGCATCTGGCGGGAGGGGATCGGTCGAAACGCCGCCTTCGGTATCTGGGCCTTCCGGCTCTCCCTCCTCCGACTTCTGCTCCTTCACGTAGATGGGCTCGAAGGTGATGCAGAAATCCTCCATCTGGTTTTCCGCATACACGTAGCGATACTCCCCATCAACGTGCTGCTTCTTCACTTCCCGCAGATGCGGCAGCGCCTGCATGAAAGGCACACCGGCCAGGCCCGCTGGTAGTGCGTAGTACGCACCATACGTCGCCTGAATGATGATAAAAAGTTGCTTCGACATGACAACCTCGTTAGGATTATTGGTGAATACATTGGCAGTGTGTGAACGGGCTGCTCCCCTCCGCTTTGTCTTCAGCCGGAATCTCCGGCCAGGGTGGTCCCACTCCACCCCTCCCTGCAGGATCAACCCCTACAGGGCGCCCGCATCAGCCGAAGGCCTTGCCGAACGAATCGACATTGACAGTGGTCTTGCCGTCATAGCTGCCGTGCTTGACCACGATCTTCACCACCTGGCCCGACAGGTGACCGAACGACCAGGGGCGACCCGTGGAGTTCTGGCCCACCGCGTCGCGCAGACGACCGAGCTGCACGTTGCGACCCTTGCCGAACTCCAGACTACCATCCGGCTTCACGTCGAGCATGATGCCAGTGGTGATGGAGGGCTTGCGGCCCAGCAGTTCCGCCAGCGCACCCGTCTCGTCGTTGATATCCAGCTTGAGGTCGAGACGGTAGGCCTTCTCGCCCGCCCGGTCGCCGCGCTTGATATCGAAGGACTTGAAGCTGTCCGGAGAGATGGGACCGATCACTGCCACGTATTCACCGGGCGGCAGCAGGACGTACTCGGTCGAGTTGGCGTCCTCGGTCGTCATGTTCAGGAACAGTTCCGGGTTGAATGCACCAGCCTGCTGATTGACTTCGCTCATTTGCTTTCTCGCTGTGTTGATTGTTGATACCATTAATTAACAGTTAACGGTAGCATTTAGGCTTTCACCTGGGGACCATTGCTGGCCGCTACTCCCTTTTACCACAGGGGTAAATTTAAGTCGGTGGGGCGGACGGAGTGATGACCCCGCCCGACTTCTTCCAGGCCTCGATGAGGGGCACGAAAGAAGCAAGGGTCTTGCCGGAACTGAGATGGCGGCCGACGACGATTGCCTGGCTATCGGCAGTATCCCAATAGTACTGATTGTTCTCCCGCTTGGCGCGGACCACGTCAGAGAACATACGCGGCAGGTCGGGGCCGAGCTTCTGGCCGACGGAGCTGGCAGTGATCGTGGTGCCACCAGTGATCTCGTCCTTCTCCCTGGACAGGTGGGCAATCAGGATCATCATAGGCGTCATGGCCACGCCGATGTTCAGCAGCATGCGCAGCGCGTTCTGCGCCACCTGGTAATCCGGCATCGCGCGAACCGGCTTGTTGCCGACCACCAGGGAGAATGCCATGTCCGAGAGGCCAGAGAGGGAATCCAGCACCAGGGCGCGGTCCGTTCCCCACTTGGTGCAGTCACCGTAGTTCTTCCCGTCCACGTCGGAGACGAACTTGTTGCACGTCGCCACCACCTCGATCAGCTTGTTGTGGGCCTGCTTGAACGGGTCCACCGCGCGAGCGAGGTTTTCGTAGCTGAGGTTGTTCACCTTCTGCAGCATGTCCAGCGCCTTGCTCCAGTCATCCTGCGGGACGGGGGAGATGAACTTGTAGTGGAACTTTCCCGCCGGGAACTTGTTCAGTTCCTGAATCGCGTTCTGCTCCGTAGCGATGACGAAGGGCGTGATGCCTGCGTCGATCAGGGTGCGAAGGGCATAGGTCTTGCCCGTACCCGAGTCCCCCATGATGAGAACCTTGGGGGCAGGCTTGAGCTTGTTCAGCTCCTGTACAGATGCATTCATCTCAGTCCACTCCTTTCAAGAAGTCCATAAAGGCAGCATCCTGGACCGTCTCTACCGGCTTCGTTTCCTTCTTCTCAGGAATCTTCGCCAGCGGGTCCCAATCCCTGGTGCCGTAATTCGAGGTAAAGGGCTCGGGGTCGGCGGCCTGGCAGAGGCTCTGGAACGCACACCCCGACCAGGAGGCGCAGGACTCGGAGAAGTTCTGGTCATACACGCCGTCGAGCCAGGCTTGTTTGAAGTTCTCCAGGTCCCGAATGAGCTGCTCGTACCACTGGTCGATCATGTACTGTGGTCGAAGCTGGAAGGACTCCTCGAACCCATGACCTGTCCCATTCCAGGCGACCTTGGAGTTCGCGGTGAGGAAACTGACTCCCCGCACCATGATCCCGACGACAGGGAACCCGTACTGCTGCATCGCCCAGGTATACCCGGTGAACTGCGCGCGGAGGTTCCATTGCTTCTGCCAGGAAGACCCGAGCTGCGTGGCGGTTTTCTCATCCACACCGATAAGCTGCCCCTGAAATTTCCCCACCATGTCGAACCTGCCGGCGTAGATCAGCGGCTCGCCGTCTTCCGGGTGGGTGACTGGTAAAGGTATGGAGAACGTGAACTCAACCATCGGCTTGCCACTTGGCGCGAAGTGTGGCTGGATATGATCCGTGTCAGGATCGTACCGCTCGAAATACGCAGCAAGGGCAGTGACCACACGGTCCGGACCTTTGTTTTCCTTCTTGTCTGGTACAACGGTATCCCCGTACGCAGCGATGGCTTCCATCATCGCCCGCTGCAGGGCCTCTTCCTTCGACTTCTTCTCTCCGTAATAGTCCAGCCGGAAGATTTCGAGGCCGCGAGCAAAGGCGCCACCGGCAATGAGGTCGATCGAGGGTTCGGGAGAGGAAAGCTTCCGAAGCCACGCCCAATACGCCTTGGTGTGGCAGGACACCACGTCCGAGCGCATTGTGTTGTCCCATACCTTGGGAAAGGGTGGGCGGTTGGAGGGGCGGAGCATTAAATGCGCTCCAGCTTCAGCAAGTTACGGTGAAGGCGCTCGGCCAGCTCTTGCAGCAGGCTGATACGAGCGTCGATGCGAACGAGGATTGGGGCCTCCGCTTTGGGTACAGGCGCGCCTGGCGAAGGTGCTGGGTCTGGCGAAGGCTGGTCTTCGAGGCGGCACCCGGCCAGGCTGAAGAGCTTGCCTTCCAGACGCTCCACCTGCGTATGCAGTGTGGAATCCACAGTGACCAGTCGGCTCTCGATCAGCTCCAGTGCCGTAGGTTGTTTGGTATTGGCGCTGGTGCCGACGCCGACGTTTGGAGTCGCGTATGCATTGTTCATCTTGATTTCCTTCTTCAGTTATTGAAAGGGCCGATGACCTGCTCGGCTAACACAGGCGAATGTTAATTCGCGGGCTTGTCAGCTCCGTCGGGAGTTTCTTCCTCGTCATCCTCGTCCAGGTCGAGGTCGCCGAAGAAGCTCTTGGTATCCACGGCAACCGCAGATTTCTTCTTCCCCGTGCCTTTCTTCGCCTTGGTAGCGGCGGCAGCGGCGGACGCCCCCTTCCCTGCACGGATCATATCCAGGGCTTCCTTGATTTCCTCCTTGGAAAATCCTTCATGCGAAGGTCTGCCCGCCTGGGTGTTCTTCAGCATGCGGACGCGGAGTTCAGAAAGCTTCTGGGCTTGTTCGATTCCTAGAGCCATGAGTTGTTGTCCTCAGTTTGGAAGGGCCATGATGGTATCAAAAACCCGGTCAGTTGTCAAGTCCTTTTTCACCTGACTGTTCCGGCGGGGCGGCGGGCGCCGGCTGGTTGGTCGCCGATCCGCCCGCCCCCATCGCTGCGTTCCAGTCCTGGGCTGGCGTCCTGTTCTTCCTCGCCGCACGGCGGAGCCGCTCCAGGTCCGCGCGGAGCAGTCCCAGGAGATATTCCTGGAGCCCTCCGTAGCGCACGCCTCCCTGCGCGTCGAGGAGTTCTGGGCGCAAGAGAAAGAGTTCGAGCAGGACGGGGTCCGGCACTCGAACGTGGATATCCTTGCGGGGGCCCTTGCGCGGGCGGCCAACGCCTGCGGGAGGGGTAGTGTTCTCAGCCATGCATGTTCTCCAGATAATGATCGACGGCGTGATACATAGACATAATCGAACCCCCATTGACGAGGAAGAAATTGACGTAGATATCGTCAATGCCGGCCTCGCTGATATGGGCCTCAACCGGCGCGGCTGAGGGACGGGAGACGCGGATAATCCTGCCGCCCAGGGATTGAATCCACTTGGCCTCGTTGTCGAAGCGGACGTCTGGGATGACGAGGCCAGGGGAGGTGATCTCAACGTCGAGGTGGTGGTAGTAGTATCTCTCCATCACCCTGATCCAGCAATCTTCCCCGAAGGTATTGCGGCCGACTTCGGTGCCGAGCCACTGCGCGAGCTGGCGGGGGGATAGATAGATGACGGTGCCATCACGACGCGTGACTGGAATACTCTTTCGCTCCTTCCATTCACGATCATCCCAGTCCTCCATCTTCCAGCCATATAACTTGTTCAGCAGCTCCTTGATGGGGTCTGCGAACGCTCGGCGGGTATAACCCTGCTTGGATGCAAGATACATGGCAAGAGTGTCCTTCCCCACACCGGCCTTGCCAGTGATACCAATAATGGGCGGGAGGCGGCTCACTTCCCTTCCTCCTTATCCTTCCGAGCCTGCGCCGCCTGGTCGGAATACTTCAGCCCTTCATACCTCTTCGAGAGCTTGCTGATGTTGTGATTCAGCGTGAGGTCTCTGTGCATGAAGTACAGTCGGCCGACGGCGCCGATATGCGCAGCGAGATTGATCAGCGCTGCCTCGAGCTGTACCAGGTCCAGCTCCTTGTTGTAGATGACGTGCTTCTTCACCAAGTCCAGCACGACGCCGGCGCGGACCACAATCTGGACAGCCAACCCCTCCGTGGTGCCAGGGTGTGTGGCGCGGATGGCGAGGGCCCGCTTTTCGATCTGCTCCCAATTCAGGGAATATTGCAGCTCCTGGCACAGCTGCTCGATGTAGAAGTACAGGTCCCCAGACTCCTCCTTCACCCCCTCCCTGTTGGTGAGACCTGCACATACCGCTTCCAGCAGCTCTGCAGCTTCGCCGGAAATCCCTGTGATCGCGTGCCAAAGGTTTACCTTGGCTGGCGTGAGGGTGGCAAGGATATCCGCTCCCGGTTTCGCGAGGGCACGAACGAGTTCAGGATGAGTAGGTCTTTCGGTGATCATTTAATTCTCCTTAGTATTTATACTCAAGAACCCCATCAGGGGTATGGAAGAACTGCTCGACAGGCCAATAAAAGACCTCTCCATTATCCATCTGGATTTTGTAGGAATCTTTTGGCGTTGCCAAGCCATAAGACTTAATGAGCCCTCGACCAATCACAGTTCCCCATTCAACTTTGTAGTCGATCTGGGCCATGCAGCCACGAGTCTCGATCCAACGGACTCGTTGGGGAGGAGGCTTCTTGAAGAGGTCCTTCAATAGCTGAAAGAGTCTCACTTATGATGTCCCCATTTCAGGTTGTTGAAGAACCTCCGCACGATCAGCTGTCGAACGACGGAGATAACTGTGAAAACGACTGTGATGCCCAGGTTATCCGCGACGGTTACAGGATAACCAAAAGCCGGCAGGACCACAGCGTTTGCGGCCATGGCCACTCCGAAGCCGACGGCGATATTGGCCTTGGCTTCGACGATGGAGCCCCACCAGGTTTGGCCGCGCTTTTGCGGCTGTGGAGTGTAGAAGAACTTCTGCGGACAGGCGGTGGTGCCTGGCTCGTGGTTGGGAAAGAACTCCCCACAGTTGCGGCAGGGGGTGTTCATACCTTCTCCTCCCTCCACAGCTCATGCGTCCGCGGGAACTTTTCCCGAATGATCTCGGATACAGCATGTGCGTACTGCCGGATTTCCCACTGGGCGGCGGGATCACACCGCAGGGTCACAAACCTCATCCAGTTCCAGAGGTTCGCGCTCGCCCGCATTTTGGAATACCTGCCGACGGGGAGGACGAGGCGGGCGAGTTCCTTCGGGACGCCCATTTCCAGTGCGCTTTGATAGTCCAACTCCAGCCCCTGGTAGTTCGCCACCAAGGCGCGCTGGAAGTGTTCAGCCCCGGTTTTATCCAGAACAGCCCCGGTTGAACCGGCCTGCTTGTTGGTCCCAGCATTGGCCATCAAGCGTTCGATGGAGGGAACGTAATTCAAGTTCGCCAGCGGTGCATACCTCGCGCTCGCCTCGTTGTAGCTCTGCGTCCGATGCCGATGCCATTCCCTGAACACAAAGATCGGGGCCTGGATCTCGAGCACCATTCCCGCGAACTCGAAGGGACCAGAGTGGTTGTTGCGGTAGAGGTAGGAAAGGAGGCGGGCGTCGCCTGGGGACTTGAGGGAGGCACACTCGGGGCGGTGTGCGACAGTAGGAAGTTTGTCCGGCGCAAAGAGGTTGTGAACCTCATTGCTTTCCTTGTGCATCTTCGCTTCGCGTTCCGCGTGATCACAGTCACAAGCTGCCGGTTCCCACCCCCTGAAACTCCCCTGGGTCGACTGCCGGGCGGCTTCGATGATGCCACGCTCGTAGTCCCCTTCATGACTGCCATAAGACGTAGAGTTTCCCACTCCCCACGCCTCCACAAACTCCACATATCCATGGTCGAGTACTTCAATCTTCATGGTTCTTCCTCACGCCATCATCCCACTGTGTATGATCCCAGCCGTACTTCTCGCAGATCTTGACCAGGTTGTCTTTGCCGTAATTTTCATAGGCCAGCAAATCTCCCAGGTCGTCTCCAAGAAGCCAAATCCAGGCAGTATAGTGGTGCATGCTCCGCATCGCCGACAGGCCGCGAAAGTTGTTGGCCTTCTCCCAGGCGAAGGGCATGTACTCCTTCATTCTTTGAAGAATAGCTTCGCGGGTGTACGGCGCTGGTTCCCATTGTTCCTCTGTCGCCGCTTCCACCAAGAATTCCTTGGCGTGCTGGAAGTCAAGTCGCTCGATGTAATCGACTCGCTCGAAGCCGAAGAAGTCTATATTCTCGCGCTCCTTGATACGAGCTACGATTTCTTCAGGTGTTCTCATGTCCATCTTTTCCTTCTTTCTTCATAGGTACCATCGTTTGCACCAGCACCCCTGCGGAATACACTTCCACATGGGTCAGCTTTCTTTCCTCCAGCAGCTTTCGATACAGGATAACCTTTGCCTCCCGCACATCCTGTTGTGAGGTGTAAGAGGTCTCTTGCAGCTGGTTGCCTTTGTAGGCTTTAAACGTGATCCTGGCCATGAACTCTTCTCCTGCCATCACTTTTGCTACGCGGGTCAGGTCGGTATGGATAAATCCTGACGGCACAACGCGCATGGATAAACCTGCTTCGAAAAGCAAGCGATTGAAGACTTGCGAGTGAGGGAGAATTTTCATGGCTGCTCACTCGGCAATCCACATGCCAGCGCGTGACGGATGGAACAGTCCGGTGCGTAGCCAGCCTCGGCCAGCAGCTTGTCGGCACGCAGTATCCACTCACGGGTGTTGCGGAGTTGCTCCTGCGCAGCGGTGAGGGCGGATTGGAGGCGGTCGTAGTCGCTAGCGAGCACAACATCTGGGCCTTTGCGCAGGGCGCGTGGCCACTCCAGCACGTTGTCGCTGTCGATTAGGTGGCGAATACTATATCGCTGCACCGTCTCCCCGCTGCCGGGCTGGGCGGGCTGCTGCATCATCGCTGTGACGCGCTTCGCCTCGCTCTTGCTGTGGAAGGTGCGCTGAGGCTGGGCGAGCTGCTGGCCGGTGCCGTTGCAGGCGTCGCAGTACAGTGTATGCACGGCATCGCCCGCGCCAGCGACATGCCGTACCTTGCTACCCTTGCACTTCGGGCACACCCCCTGCTGCCGGGAGTCGGTGGTCATGGCTTTCTCCTGTCCAAAAACTCTTGCCGCAGGCGCAGACAGTTCTGGCAATTGCCGTATGACGGCAGGATTGAGTGATGCTCTGTCTTGCACTCGGGACACGGATCGACCAGCGGACGGTCGCGCTGTTTCTTTTCTTTGACTATCACTCCCCACCTCCAGCGGGCTGCTGGTTGCGGTAGGCGGCGAGGGATTCCTCCAGCACGCGCATCGTAACCTCATCGAAGTTGAGGTAGGACTCGATGCTGTTTGCCAACCTGTCCGCCGCTTCGATCTTGGCCAGAAGGGCGGCATGCACAGCACGAATACCGGCAAGGGTGGCGGCACGGTCCGCGACACCAGACGCGTCGGAACCTTCGGCGCTCTCGGCTACGCGCTCCCATTCAGCTTCATAAGCCGCATCGAAGGTATCGACCAGCGCCGATTCAAGTTCTTTGCTCATTAGTACAACCCCTCCACTTCTACCCTGGCAATCCCGTACCGCTCCGTCAGACGATGCACCGCAGCCCGCGCTCCCCAGGCGGTGAGCCGCCGACAGAGGAACTGCATCGGCAAGCCGAGGTAGCTGACGGATACTTCGTATCGCAGGAAACCTGTGCGTGTGATACGAAACCTGGTGGGCGGGATGCGAGTGCGCACGTAGTCTTTCTCGCATCCTTGCGGGATCTGTGACGGGAAGCCTCGGACTTCCTCCACTGCCTTGTCATAGGAGGTTCTCAGGCTCCTCACCTCCGCCTGCTTCAGGCGATTGTGGAAATCCTCGTTCACGTCGACGACTGCTTCGTTTGAGTTGTTCATGTCAGATATCCCCGTAGTCAACCTTCCGCGCCTTCGGGGCTTCCGATATCCCTGAGGTCTCGGAAGCACTTGAACACTGGCTGGCGTCGTCCAGTTTTAACTCCTGTAACTGCGAAGTGTTTGTAGGTGACACAAAGTCCAAGGTACCTCTCTCGAGCGGCCCAAATAGCAGCCCGCTCTGCAGCCGTAAAGCCAGTTCCGAGACGTACGGTCTGTCCCGTTTCCAGGTCTCGGCATAGAAGAGCTCCCAGTACTCCACCTGCAACCTTACCTGTTGCATGATGAGATCTTTTCGCGTATCCCAGTTCGTCTCGCTCGAGATCGTTGAAATTATGCTCGAGTTCCTCGAAGCCAGTGACGACAGCTTCGCCGTCCGTGTAGCGTTTGAGCTTAAGCAGATACGCTTCACGTTCAGTGCTACGGCCAAACTTGTATTTGCTGGTCGGGGTGCGCAGAATGACACCCTCGTAGCCTCGTCGAAGCTGGGCTGCTTCGTACTCCCTGAGTTCTTCTGCTGTGTGGATAAGCGTTTGAGGAACAACCTCAACGCCTGTGATTCCGCAACGCTTCTGCCAGTTCTGGACAAGTTCAAGCCGCCTCCAATATGGATAGTTCGGGTTGGAGAAAGTGTCAAACAGGTTGAAGGATACGACGGGGCATCCGCCTTGGGACATGATCCCGGACATGCACCGCTGCATCAAGTTCGGGTCTGTCAGGTCCCCGACAGCGAGTTCCCCATCCAGCCCTTCCGGCAGTCCGGAGAAACAAGCCTGGGTGAACTCATTGGGGATTGGCAGGAGCTTGCGGGAGTATAGCTTTCCTCCTACCACAAGCGCCCTGATCCCGTCGATCTTGGGGGAAGCGTAGAGGGGATATGGCAGGGCCTCGATATCCCCTTTGATCTTCGCCCCCAGCATGGGCCGAATGCGCGTCCAACTCACTGATCATTCTCCTCGGTCGAGGTCTGGGTCGTTGGGGTCGAGGCTTGAGGGACACTCCCTGGTATGTCGATGAGGGTATGCAAGGCGTCCGCAAGTGCAGGGAACCCCACGTTGCTTAACCTTGGAGAGGGAGACGTTGCGGAGTTCAACTTCCTGGCCTCCCAGGGTTCCTCGAATGCGCTGGACGTTTCGCCACCCGCTTCCGATGTACTGGCAGGTGGCACTGGTGCCGGGCTTGAAGCGAACGATCCGTCCGACGTAGCTACCTGGACCACGGGTGATCCGGTACTTACCTGAGAATTGGTGGATGAAGGTAGACATTTGAGGCCCTCGAAGCAGCGTTCGCAGGTCAAGAGGGAATAGAAGGTTGAAATCCTGAGTCGCGGGAGGGACCAGTTCGAGATGCTCCGCACGGGCACGTACATATAGGGATTGGATTCATCCTTCTTGGTCTTTCGCGATCGCAGGTAAACGTTGGGGTCCATCTGACCAGTCCAACGCGCTCCACAATTTTTGCAGTAGCAATGCGCGATGAAGATGCAATAGGCATCCTCCCGCCACATCGCCGCACGCTGTTCGAGAGCTGCCGCGGCTTCAGCGATTGTCGGGCCGATCTTCGCTGTGCCAGACTGCAGGGCTTGGAGGACTTTATCCTCCTTAGGTTTCGTGATCTTCTTCCCCTGGAGTCGCGCTTGCACTTCCTTCTGGTGCTCTTGCGGGTCCTCGTCCAGGGCGGCGAGTAGGCTCCGGCCGTAGTCGGAGAGTTTGGAAAGCTTAGGCGTATCGTTTGCCATTCAGCGTGTTTCCGTTGTTGTTACCATTAATTCTTAGTTAATGGTAGCGTTATTCTTTATCCCCTGTCCCAAATCCCAGGTTCTGCAGTGTAGAATCCATGGCATCTGGCAGGACGTGCTTGATTTCTTCAGGTGTTGTGGCGGATAGGGGCAGGGCAATTCCTCCAGGTGAGGGGATGGCGTTGTCGGGCAGGTCCTTTGCGAGTTCCCGGACCTGAGCTTTCCAGGGAAGGATGGCGCCCTTCAGGATGTGGGGAGCGTCGGGATTGGAGCCTGGCTCCTTTGGCTCGACTATCAAGTCCACGGCCTTTAAAGGCGCTGCGAGTTGCGGGGATTGTTCATCCAGCCGCTTTCGATATGCGTACAAGCGGGTACGCAGGTTGATCGCTGTTGCGCGCTTCGGAAACTCGATGGAAAGCTTGCCAGCGACAGCAAGCTTCCACACGTCGAAGAACTCCTTGGGGTAGGAGGATAGGGGTTTAACGGCCATGGGAGGACTCCTTATCCTTCAAAGGATTCCATCCAGTTTCCTTGGCGATCTCCCCCCAGGAGCCTTGCTCCTCATCCCGAGGGACTTCCTTCCATTCATACCCCATAGCCCAGCCAGCGGAATAGCCTCCTTCCGGGACCACCCAGAAAGCGAAAGTGTCTTTTAGAGCAGCTACTTCCGCGATAAGCTTTGGCACTGGCCGAACTATTACTGTGCCAAGGGTCCCAGCGGGCATGGTCATCCCACTATTAGGGAAAGGGCGGTTTCTCAAGGTGCGTAAACTTACCACCCTCGTTCCAGTCGCCCACATAGGCTACTCCCCTGCGGCTTCCTTCGCCGCGCATTCAGGACCGATGCCCACCTTCACTGACGCTTCGTCCGTAAGGAGCCTGCCACAGCGCCGACACACAGCCACCGGTTTTCCGGACTTCAGTTTGTTGAAGAACTCCCCGTATGAGGAGTTGGAGGCGGCCTTGTTTTCCGTCTTGGCTTCCGCGTTCATCTCATTCTCCTTGATTGAACTTCACAGGGTCGAGCCACTGCAGTTTGCACGTCGGGCAGATGTGCTCGTTCGGCTTGCCGGCAGTGGAGAGGACAGGCTCGAGCGGGCCGACGTGGATATCTACGTTCAGCAGCCCGAGTTCCAGCGTGCGATCGAAGTTTGCAGGCTTCTGAATGCGCTGGATGTTAAAGAACCCAGGACGACCGCAATTGGCGCAGTTGTCCCGGGCGCCGATTTCTAGGAGGTTGGAGTCAGGCAGGGGATGACAGTACATCCCCTCCAACTTCCTGGACGGGGGTGAGGAAGGCCCCACCCCCATCGTCTGGAACGATTGCCCGCACATCACTGGTAGGACTCGACGGGGGAGAGCGCGCGGGCATACGTCATGGCTTCCCAGTCTCGCAGCTTCCGCTTCTTGTCCCCAGTGCGGTAGTTGCGAGGAAGCACGCCGCTCTTCACCAGCTTGTCCTCCAGCGAAGTGCGCGGGGACTTGAACTCGCCGGCCAGGAGGGAAGTTTCGTGTGCGGCGACAGGAAGCTCGGCCAGGCTCGTGCGGCCCTTTTCGTCCTTCACATGAACGAACTTCTGGCCGACGAGCGTATGCGCATACACCTTGTTCGCGCCGTTGTACAGGGTGTAGAGACCAAAGTGGTTTGTGTGGTAAGGCTTGGTATTCACTTCAAGTGTCCTGTTGGTTGTTGTGCTGTTCTTCCTTGCCAATCATGTCCTGCCAATCTTCGGGCGTCAGCCCAGAGAGCAGGAATTCCCGCTCGTCCGGAGTGAGTTGCGGCAGGGCGTTCTGAATCAGCTCTCCGGCTTCCCAGGCTCTGATCTGCGCGATATCGCAGTCCAGGACCCTTGTGTTGAGCTGGTTGGTGTACGGGGAGCGCCGCGTCACGGTAACGGGCCTGCCCGAAATCGGGTACTCGTAGTATGTGTGCATGGGCATGGCTGCGATCCTAGTACAGCGGCTCACAGGTCGAGATGCCGGTGATGTACTGCTTCACCACACCCTCGAGCATGCAGATCTTGAACTCCTGCGAGATCACACCCGCGATGAACTTTGCGCTATGGCCCTTTCCCTGCAGTTCGTGGATGCGGGATTGGATTGCCTGCTCGCGGGGCGTGAGCGAGGCGTATCCTGGCTGCACGTCCAAACGCTGAGGGGCGCGCGGCTGTCCGTCGCCCTTGGGAAACGCGCGGTACTTGGTTGCAGCGAGATTCTTGATTGCAGACATGGTCTTACGATCCCTTTGCCGTATTCTTCCGGCGGTTGAGGTGAAAACGAATGTGGGCGGCGAGGAACTCTTCCGGCACGGCATCCACGTCATAGGGGCGGACGAGTTCCTTCCGCAGGCGATTGACGGCTTCGCACTCGAAGCAGCGGCAGCCAGCGGTGTGCGTGGTAGAGAGCCGCGCGTGCGTTTCCTCCACCTGCACCCCGTGGTTATATTCCGCCTCGACGAATGCTGCAAGGCCTGCAGCGCGAAGGTTCTTGTTCATCGCAGTGCTCTCTTTGGGACAACCTCGTAGGTATACCCATTCTTTCCCGCTGTGTCTTGCGTACCCAGCGTTTCCTGGGCTACACGCTGCGCTGTATCTCTGTCAGGAAACGGCCCGTGTACGGTCCAGACAGTTCCCAACCAACGCCAGACGATAAAGCATGTTACTGGCCCTTCCGGCAGTGGTCCTGCCTTTGTTCGCTTCTGCATGGCTTCAGTCCAATTCCGGCCACGGCCGGATATCCTGGTTTTTCGAGGTGTCCACCACCTGGCGTGGCGGGGTCTGCTCCCAAATCACCACGGCCACCAGGGCCAGTCCCGCGAGATCGAGGGCACTGCAGCCACCGCCCAGCATCCGGCGGGAAGTCTCGAACTTCACGCTCGATCTCGTCTCGACGGCGATCTTCCCACCTCGCGTGATCGACACACGGTAGAGCTGCATCGACGGGGCCGTGACTTCCAGGATACCAGAATTCGTATCCTCGTCCACAAACACCCGCTTGACAGTGTACGTCTTGGGTTGAGTGTCCATTACGCTTTCTCCTCCTCCACCTTCAGCACGCCTTCCTGGGCCAGCGTGTTGAGAATCGTCCCCGCGATATCCTCGCGGTAGATCAGCAATTCATCCACGGCCGCCGTGCCACAGCGGAGCGCGTAATCACTCCCCCGCAGTTCCTCTACCATGCGATCCACCGCAGCGAGACCTGCGGCGAAGAGGAGTTTCCCGTATGGGGAAAGTTCCTGGCGGGTATCGAGCAGGGTTGCGCGTTCCTTCAACTGCCTTTCGACATCATCCGCCAGTTTGGTCGCCATATCGGCGCCCCGCTCGGCTGCAGCGTTCCGAAGCCTGGCCGCGAGAGCCCGCTTCCCTCTCGCCACGCCACGCAGCAGGGCCACCAGCTCCATTGCAGCGCCTTCCGACTCCAACGTGACTATTACGCGCTTCATTTTCTTAGCCTTTCCTGCGCTTTGCAGGGGTTAGGTTTGAATCACCTGGGAGAACTCCCACCCAGGAACCCCGATGCTACCATATATTCTCCCAGTTGTCAAGCCCTATTTTCTGTCCTCTGGTGCATGGAGAAAAACTGGGTGGCGCGTGATGGGCGTGCTGCAGCGAATGGCTTTATTGATACCATCCCAACCCTACACAGCCAATCTATGCACGACATACAGCACGATCAACTGTACGTCACATTGTACGTATACTGTACGTATATTGTACGAGACTTTCCTCCCCCCACCCATCCCCATTCCTTTCCTCAGTTTCCTTCCCTCCCTTCCCCTGCCTCCTCCCCCGCCTTTCTCAGTGCCCTACGTGTGAGTAAAAAAAAATAAAAAAAAAAAATAACTTAATATAGGACGCCGTTTGCCGCTGTGAGGGGATGGGAAACTGAATAAAGGAGTGGGGATATGTGGGGGTTGGCGGAATCTCATACTCTATACGCCCTGTTGACGTACACTCTGACGTCCTGTATGTCGTACTGTATGTCGTACAGCAATGGACTGTTCAGGGTTGTGATGGTAGCGTTAATTGCGATACCTGCATCTTTTGGGGAGAAGGGGGCAGGGGGAGAGGAGCGAGCTCCGGGCAAGAAAAACCTGGGGCCACGGGCACCCCAGGTTCCAGGAGAGAGCGGGGACTGATCTCCCCGCCCGGCCGATTACTCCTCGTCCTCGTCCTCCTCGTCCTCGCTGGTATCGCCCGCGGCGGCCTTCGCCTTGGCGCGTTCCAGACGCTTCTGCGCGTCCTCCAGCCGGATCGTATCGAGCATCTTCGCCACCTTCTTTTTCGCGCGAAGGGCCGCGATCTGCGCCTTGCCATCCGGCTGGGCTTCCAGCTCGTCCAGATACGCCTGGGCGGCGGCTTCGCTGGATTCCGTATCGCCCGCCGCCAGCTTGACGCGGTGCAACGCGCGGGCCAGGATGGAAACCTTCGCGGTGCCCTCGCCCGTGCGACCGGCATTCCAGACGCCGGCAACGATCGACGCAATGGTCGCCTTGACCTGATCCTGCGCCCACGCCAGCGGATTGGGCTGCGACTTCGCAGCCGCGTATGCGTCACCGATCTTCTGGCTGAGACCGTGAAGCATGGCATGCAGCGCCGTGCCCGACACGGATTCGCAGCCGGGAACCTGGTTGGCGGCGATGACGAATTTCTCTCCGCCATCCTTCGTGAAGTCGAACGTGACCGTGGCGGCAGCCAGGTCAATGATCTTCTTAGCCATGTGGCCGAACTCCTGAAAACGTCGGCGGGATTGCCGACACACGAATCCTACCATACCGCAACCCAGGTATCATTACATTTTTGTAATGTTCCTCCAGCCCATGTTGGCACGGCATTTGCCAGGCCCCCTGACTGCCGTCATCCACTATTACCGGCGGCAACGATTGCCCACTGAGTCACGGCCGCAGCAATCATTGCCCATCCACCTAATTGCCCATACACCCATTGCCACCTGCAATCTTGCCCAGGCAATCGCTTCCCCCAGCATCCACTGCCTCCACACCTATTGCCCGCGCAATCACGGCCCACCTGGATAACTGCCATCCGCTGAAACAGCCTGGGCAGTGAATGCCCGCGACGGCTGCAGTCCCGGCAACGACTGCCCCGGCAACCCCCCTTGAGGTACCGGGTGGGGCCCCCGTCAGTCTGCCCACTTCCCCCGCTGGCAGTTTTTCAAACATGGTAACATTTATTCTATCCACTGGTGGGAATACTTGTTACCATTAATTGAAAGTTAATGGTAGCATCATAACGTCCCCCGTTGCGCCCGCCCAAGCATCCCTGTATAACGTGCCCAATGAGCGCATCCATGTTACTTCAGCCGGGAGCCGCCTGATGCCCGCCGCAGATGGGAGCCCTGGAATCCAGAAAGTGAGCCATAAGCATGAGGAGATTATGAACTTCATGCTGGCCAACCCGACCCACAAACTGGGGGATATTGCCAGGCATTTCGGCATGACTCAGGCGTGGCTCAGCTGTGTGATTCACTCAGAGGCTTTCCAGGCTCGGCTGGCAGAGAAGCAGGAGGCGATCTTCTCGGGCACGGTGCTACCGCTGAAGGAGAAGCTCGAGGGGGTGGCGCACCAGTTGCTGGATAAACTGGAGGAACGGATTCCTACGATGGCGGATAAGGAGCTGGTCAACCTGACGGATAACACGCTGAACCGCCTGGGGTTCGGCACCAAGCCGCAGGGCACCACCCCTGGGGCCCCCGCCGAGTTCAGCCTGACGTTGACGCTGCGTACGGAGCTGGAACAGGCCCGCTCGCTGATTGGCGCCCGCCCCTCCACCCAGCCCGGAGTTGTGATTGATGGCCAGCACGCCCCTATCGGAATCGGCGCGCCCTCGCAGGTACGTGCAGCGCGTCCTGCCCTTGAGCGTATGCCCGGTGCCCAGTTCTCCGTGGCCGGAAGTCCGAGTGAAGGGGCAGAGGTTCCGGCGGGGACTGGCGTATGAGCGGAAGGTGCATGGGCGCCTGCAGGAAGCGCACGGCCTGCAGTACTTTCCGAATCAGTGGTGGAAGTACACGGTCTCCTCGGACTCCCGTGACCACTACGCCCAGACAGATGGGATTTTATTCCTACCAGATCGGAAGCTTTGTGTTCTCCTGGAGGTAAAGTACAGCCATACTCCTGAAGCTTACTGGCAGTTGTGGAACCTATACGTCCCGCTACTGTCACGGTTTTTGAGGGAAACGGATTATAAAATCGCAGTGGTAGAGGTTTGCAAGTGGTTCGACCCGCAAACCCCCTTCCCCGTCCGGCCCGCGCTGTGCGAGGAATTGACCGCTGTTCATGTTGATAAGTTCAATGTTCACATCCTCAACCGATAGCTTTGGAGAATTACGCAGTGGCTGGTCCTGGCGTTCTGCACCTATCGCGGGATGAGCTCTTTCGGCTCTGCGCGGCAGACGGAGTCTTTTACTCCCGAACGTTCTTTCCTAAGACGTTCCGCCAGGCCAGCCCTGCGTTCCATCGCGACTTCTGGTTGAAGGCCGAGGACCCGGCCTACGACTTCTTCGCGGCCGAGGTTTTCCGTGGCGCGGGAAAGACAACCCTCGCCCGCAGCTACATCTCCAAGCGGATCGCGTTTGGGCTCACGCGGAACAGCCTCGCCGTGGCCATCAGTGAATCCATGGCCATCCACACGGTCACCTGGCTGCGGAAGCAGATCGAGAACAACACTTTCTGGACCACGACCTTCGGGCTGAAGAAGGGGAAGAAGTGGACGGATGAGTGGATCGAGATCTACAACGAGCCATTCGACTGCACTATCAACGTCATCGCCAAGGGCATGACTTCCGGCCTGCGCGGGTTGAACCTCGACGACTGGCGCCCGGACACGATCTACTGCGACGACATCTGCAACGAGGAGAATACTGCGACGGAAGAGCAGCGGACGAAGATCTATGACCTGGTCTTCGGTGCGCTCGTCCCGTCCCTGGCCCCGAAGTCCGAGGCGCCGCACCGGAAGTTCGTGCTGACGAATACCGGCCTGCATAAGGAGGACGCGGTTTACAAGGCGCACGAAGACCCTACCTTCGTGACTGTGAAGTACCCGAAGATTGTAGAGATCAACGGTGTGGAGCGGAGCGCCTGGCCGGAGCGGTTCTCGGATGAAGAGGTGGTGCAGGAGCGAGAGGAATACCGTGCCCGCGGGAAGAACTATGTGTGGCTGCGGGAGTACGGCTGCAAGATCATTTCCAGGGAAACGTCGCCACTCGACGCCACGCGCCTGCGGACATACAAGACCCTGCCCACGAACCTGGTCATCGCTACAGCCCTCGACCCCGCCACCAAAACCCTGGATGGCTCGAAGGCGAAGAAGCTGCACAAGACCGCCGGGGTCACCTGGGGAATGGATCGCCGGACGGGAGATTTGTTCCTCCTGACCTACTTCTCCGCCCGCAACATCGACCCAGATGAGATGTGGGTGTGGCTGGCGAACAACTACAGGCAGTTTCGGCCGCAGTACATGGGCGCGGAGACTGTCGCGTTTCAGAAGATGCTCAAGTGGTATCTTGAGAAGAAGATGCAGGAAGAGCGCCTGTACTTCGCTATTCGCGAGATCAACGACCGCCGCTCGAAGCCGCAGCGGATTATCCAGGGACACAGCGGCCTCGCTGCCCAGGGGAAGCTGCATATCGGCGAGAACCACACTGAGTTCTCCTCGCAGTACGAGGAATGGACGGAAGGTGTGGATATCGACCTGCTCGACGCCAGTGCCATGGCGATCAGCTTGCTCAATCCCTGGATGATCCAGGGGAGCAATGGTCACGTGCTCGAACACGAAGAAAGCTACGAAGATGATGAGCAGGATATTCCTGAGCTCACCTTCGAAGATGGAGCGCCCTAATGCCTGTAAGCCAGACGGTTAAGTACAACCCGGATAATAGCGAGGCCAGCAAGCTGCATGAGCGGCTGAAGAAGGCTATCTGCGCTCGGGTTGACGCGTCGGAGCGGCAGATGCAGAAGTTCTACAAGCAGTGGAGCCAGGCCGATGACTCCATGCGGGCCTATATTCACGAGAAGGAACTGGATCGGAAGAAGCGGCACGCGAAGGAATACAAGGGCGAAGTGGACTTCGTGACTCTGGAGATTCCGTACACCTTTGCCACTGTGATGACGGCGCACACCTATTTCTCCTCCGTCATCCTTGCGCGCACGCCGCTCTGGCAGTACACCGGCCGGCATGGCGAGGGTATGGACGCTGTTCAGGCTGTGGAAGCCGTGATGGAGTACCAGCAGACGGTCGGCTCGCACAAGCCCCCGCTGTATCACTGGCTGTACGACCTGGCAAAGTATTCCGTCGCGATTGGCGGGGAGTACTGGGAGGAAGAGGAAAAGCCGGTCTCCTCGATCAAGGAGGTGCCCAGGACTTTCATGGGGATCGAACTTGGCGGGACGAAGAAGGAGATGGTCCACGAGATTGTGAAGGGTTTCGTGGGGAACAAGCTCTACAACATCCGCCCCTACGACTTCCTGCCGGACCCGCGCCTGCCGCTGTGGAAATTCCAGGAAGGTGAGTTCTGCGGCCGGAAGACCTCGGAGACGTTCGCCAATCTGATCGCGACGGAGCAGGGCAACCCGGGCACGTACATCAACCTGAAGTACCTGAAGGAGATTGCGCAGTCCAGCCGCGGGAACAACATCCAGGAAGGTTCGCCGCGCACGGAGCTGCCCGTCCGGCCAGGGGAGGAAAACGTCCCCGGCATGGGGAGCTTCAACATCACGGAGATGTATATCAAGCTGATCCCGCAGCACTGGGGATTGAGCGACTCGAGGCGGCTGGAGATTTGGAAATTCCTGCTTGCGGAAAAGGAGCTGATCATTCAGGCGTGCCCGCTGGGGCTGTACCATAACCAGTTCCCGTACTTCCTGGGCGAAGGGAACTTCGGGTCGGAGGAGTTTGCGAAGTTCGGCATGACAGAGATCATGCGGCCGCTGACGGACATCCTGACGTGGCTGATCAACTCGCATTTCTACAACGTCCGTCGGGTGCTGAACAATCAGCTCGTGGTCGACCCCTCGCGGGTGACAATGAAGGACCTGACGAAGGGCGGGCAGAGGATCATGCGGTTGAAGCCGCAGGCCTATGGCACGGACCCGCGTCTCGCAGTGCACCAGCTTGCGCAGGTCGATGTGACACGCACGCACCTGTCGGATGCGCAGTATGTGGAGGGGATGATCCACAAGGTCACTGCTGTGATGGAGAATGTCATGGGCCTGCAGTCCGGGGGTGGCCGCCGCTCAGCGACCGAAGCCCGCCAGGCTTATCAGCAGTCCATCACGCGCCTCAAGACGCCTGTGGAGTACAACAGCGTGTTGGCCCTCGCGCCCCTTGCCTCGCGCATGCTGTCGAACACGCAGCAACTGCTCGACATCGAGCGGAAATACGCGATCGCGGGATCGAACCTGGACACCGCGCAGAAGTTCGTCCAGGTGAACGCACAGGCGATTGCAGGAAGCTACGACTTCGTGCCCGTCGACGGCTCGCTCCCGATCGACCGCCTTGCCCAGGCGACGTTTTGGAAAGAACTGCTCATGCAGATGGCGCGCCTGCCGAATGCCTATATGGAGTGGGATATCAACGGCATGATCGCTCACGCGATGAAGATGCAGGGCGAGCGGAATATCGACAGGTTCAGGGTTCAGCTCGGCTCGCCGGAACACCTGCAACGTCAAGCACAGTATGGAAATATGGTTCCTATGAATGGAGGACAAGGTGGAAGAGGAGCAAGTGGACCTGCGGGCCCTGCAAGAGGAACAGTCACAGCTTAGGAGTTTGCTGAACCACCCGGGGTTTAAGCTCCTGCGTGAGTTCCTGCAAGCCCAGGCGAAAGCGAGAACGGAGTCTGTAATCTTAACTCCCCTGAACTCGATGGACGAGGTACCGAAGCGGGAGTATGAGAAAGGTGAAGCGGCGGGTATTATTTTTGCTGAGCATTTCGTTGATATCCGCTTGAGTGATTTGGCTGAAACAATCGAAGATATGTTGGAAAAGAAGGAGTCGGACAATGCGCACAATGATGAACCTGGTGAATAATTGGAGGCTGCTCGAACCCGCGGGTACGGACGGCGCTGCTGGCGGTGGCGGAGTGGAACCTCCTCCCGCTGGCGGCGACACTGGCTCCGCGGATGACAGCTTCTTTAGCGATCTGGCGGCGCACGACGACATGGCTCCGATGGTAGCAGAACCTGCTGCCCCGGCTGCCACTGCCGCTCCGACCTCGCCTTCCGTTACGCCCCCGGCGGCCGTAAGTCCGCCTGCTGCAGCACCTGCCGCCGGAACCCCTCCGGGTTCTCCTTCTTCCCCGGCAGCTCCGGTCGCCCCTGCAGCTACGCCGGCAGCGCCGCCGGGGGCCCCTGCAGCAGGAGCGCAACCTGCTCCTGCGAGCACGGAACCTCCCGTAACCCCTGCGGAACCCTTTGACCCGGTCAAGCATCGTGACGAGTTTGTGCCGAAACTGGCCGAACAGCTCTATGCTCTGAGTCCGGAAGAGGTTGAAGCTGCCCGGACTGATCCGGGTGCCACACTGCCCGTAATGGCAGCGCGGGTCCACTACAACGTCCAGCATGCAGTATTCGCTGGCGTCATGCAGGCCCTGCCCCAGATGATGGAGCACTTCTCGAAGCAGCAGGCCGTTCACCAGGAAAACGAACGGATGTTCTTCGAGCAGTTCCCGGACCTGAAAGCGAAGCCCGAATACGCGCAGACGGTCATTCAGTCGATCCAGGCTGTACGTACCGCAAGCCCGAACCTGCCGCGCGAGGAACTGATGAAGCGCGCTGGTGTGATGGCGATGTTGACCTTGGGACTGCAGCCGAGCGCGGCTCCTGCTGCACCGACTCCCACGGCACCTCCCGCTGCACCCCGGCCGACGCCCGCTCAGCTCCGTCCTGCTGGTGCAGGGGCACAGGGCCACGTACCGCCACCGATCGAGCCTGGCCAGGAATCCTCGATGGATGACCTGCAGGGCCTGATCGACGCGCACCTGAGCGGGACCATCTGATCCTTCTCAACTTGATATGGAGCAACGACCATGACGTATTTTGCAGGCCTTCGCGGAACCGGTTCCTTCGGCACCGACGAGCGTCCGAAGAGTTTCCGCGAGATGATTCTCTGGATGAACCCCAACGGCACCGCGCCGCTGTTTGCCCTGACCTCGAAGGGCAAGACGGAGCCGGTGGACGACCCGCAGTTCTACTGGTGGGAAGAAATGCAGACGATCTGCCGTCTGCAGGTGAATGGCGCGATCACGGACGAGGGTGAGACCACCTTCACTGTCGATGGCGGCGCGCTGGAGCTGATCCCGGGCGACATCCTGCAGATCGAGCCCACGACCGAGGTGGCAGGTTACGCCCCCGAGCTGATCCGCGTGATCAGCGTCACGAGTGCCACGTCGTTCGAGGCGCAGCGTGGTGTGGCGGGAACGACTGCCGCGGACGTGGCGGACAATGCCTGGATCACCCGCGTCGGCAACGCCCAGTCGGAAGGCAACACCTCGATCGCCAGCTCGAGCACCAACCCGACGAAGCTGACGAACTACTGCCAGATCTTCAAGACCCCGTACCAGATCTCCAAGACGACCCTG